GCGCAAAGGGGATTGCGTTCTTTGTTGCTATCTATGAGGCATATCAGGACAAGAAGGCTGAGAGTAAAGAAAAGCCCCCCGGAGGGGGCTAATCTCTATAGCTGGATATGGGGTTAGCTAGTGTACGAGGTTATATAACTCCAAAGTTGCTTGGCAACTACTTCAGGCTCACCATCTTCTGTCCAGCCTGCGTTATATAAGCTCGTCACTTGGAGAAGTAGATTATCGTAGCCTTGGTCTTTGAGTTCTTGGGGAGATGTACTACCAGCCCAATGTTCATATAGTTGCGCTATTCTCTTGTGCATCATTCTCCTTTCTAAGCTGCCCCAACCTGTAGGCAGCGATCATGCCCGGTGCCTGCTTCCCTAGCTCCCATTGAGACACGGTGTTGCGGTGGCTTCCCACCTTTGCGGCAAGCTGTCCCTGGGTGAGACCGAGCTTTAATCTAAGCTCACGTATTTCTTGTGGTGTCATAACACTTTCCTCCTTAGCGGTATATTCCGATGCTTCCAATGGTAGCGTCCCCAGCTTATCAGTCGCTCAATGCTCATTATCAAGAACAATATGCCGGCTATGACTTCAGGCCAGCACCAGTGATTAAACCAGAATGTGCCATATGATAGCCACATATAAGATATAGAGCATACGAAGATAGCACTGGCTAATAATGCCAGGTATGTGAACAGATCACGAGTTCTCATGGTGTCTCCTTTCTAACCTGTAATAGTTTTTGATAATCTTCGAGGTCTTGTTGTACGGTCTGCCCTTTACCCACCGGCCTGACCTCATGTAACTTGCCAAAGATGTCAAGCTGCAAGCCTGCCTCTGGCTGGCCGAGTTCTGTTTGCGGGATATTAAGAGAGTCCATGTCGCCTTATCCTTTCTTCCTGTTTTGACGTTTATATTTGCGTTGCTTGTAATATTCATCTATGTCACAGTAAGGGCAAGCCATTAGGTGATATTTTCCTATTCCTATATACTCGCCGTGTATTGGGCACATACCTCCGCCTACTGCATCAACTAAACGTGCTTTGATTTCGTTTTTATCCATCAGCTTATCCTTTCTAGTTAACCGCCCACTACTACGCCCCATTGCTGAGGCGTAGGGTGTGGAGGGCTAATTGGTACTACCCTCAGCATAGTTGGCTATGGTTTGTAGTAAAGTAGCTATCAGTGAGAACGGTGCTGAGTTTATATTCAATTCGCCATAGTGTTCTGAAGTTAGACTCACTTTACCGTAGAAGCTGTCATGTTGCCATTGGCTATCAGGCTCTTTGTCATCATCCGACCAAGGCAAAGACAGGTGAATTGTGTTGCCATTTGCAGGCTCATGCAATATGGCAGCAAGTTTACTCATGGCTGTGGTGCGAGCTACTTCAAATTCATATGACCGCCAAGAGCGTTCAACTGCATCTCTGTATGATGCTAGATATTCTGGCAAGAATCGCCTTTTGATTTCCTTGGCTATGACCTCTGTGCCTCGTGAAAGGGCGACGGTTATGTCTTTGGACTGCTGACGATAGGGATTATAACCGTCTGGATAGTGCCCGCTAATAGTAGCTCTGCCATCTGGTGTGGGATAGACAGAAAGTGTTGCTCTATCATCATTCACAATTAGGGCTACATCTCTCCAGCCATACAATTCCTGATAACTTCCCTTCCAGCCATCGCCAAGATAGGCTGCGATGTCCTTTGCCAGTTTACCTAATTCATTCTTCTGTTCATCTGTAGTTCTAGTCATTTCCAAACCTCCCTCATTTAATTTGGGCTTTAACCGCCCACTAGAGGGGGCTAGCGCGTGACCCCCTGTGTGTGGAGGGTTAAACTAAACGAGTGATGCGCTCTGACCTGGGCTTAGGAGATCCCCACTCGCATTCCTCATAACCAGGTATCACAGTTACAGCTTCACGTTTGAGAGCATCAATAAACGCTTTAGCCTCCGAGCTTTCCCATTCCGGGTGCTCACAAGACTGATAACTGTAGAAGTTGCAGGCTTTGAGAACTTGCACAGGGTCAAGACTATCCCATGCCATACGCAAATCTTTTTCATCCAATACGTATGACTCGTGAGTTTGCCCAGGCAAGTTATCGTAGGTACAATCATCGTAGCGATACATCACTGACTTAATGTTTTCTTGCCAGAGCATATTCGCAACGCGAAGTTGCTCTGTGGTACTGCCACTATCTAACTTGTACCATTCGCCTTGGTAATACCACGAAAGAGGGCCATAGCGGTTGATTCGCCGGGCTTGTGCTGCTTCGAGTAAGTACATGATATGCTCTCGGTCTACTACGAATGCTGACATTTCCAACCTCCTATTTTATTCAAGGCTTCCAACCTTGCACCCAGCACCTACAGAGTAGGGCCAGGTGGCAGGCGGGAAGAGCTAACTTCGTGCCAAGGCACCGACGATTGCTTGGTACATAGCACCTTCGTGACCACGTCGATGTACTTGAATGTAGCAATTCCAAGAGTCTAGAGATGTTCCAGTTTCACGGTCATGGGACTCTTGGTAATTGACCTGTAGACGGGTGCTTATGGATTCGTATTGGAGTAAGTCTTGGAGGCGTGATAGTACACTATCAATCCATTCCCTGGAACCAGTGATACGAATGCCATCCTCGGCGTAAGTGCTGCCTTCGTGCTTGTACGAGACAGGGCATGGGCTCAACTCTTGGTTTGGCTTGATGTTTTGCCAGTGCTGTAGGAATTGCGCTTTATTCATTACTTTCACCTCCTACCCTAGAATACCACACTTATAACCGTTTGTCAATACCCTGCAACACCAATACCATAATCAACTATTAACATCTAGTGTCACCAATTATACATTTTATGAAGATATCAAATGGCTAACGGCGTGAAGGTAAGCATAAGCATACTCAAGCATAGCTGGTTTAACTTTAAACATGATAGGTCAAGAGTTAAAGGACATCATATATCAAAGAGCTAAAGGCCGGTGCGAATCATGCGGAAGCAAAGGGGACTGGAGAGGCTTACAGTTACATCACATCAAACATAAGGGAATAGGCGGATCCAAACGATTAGACACAGAGAGCAATCTAATCTTACTTTGTGGCCGGTGCCACAGTAAAGAACATGGAATAAGGGAAGTGTAATGGTAGAGAAAAAGAAACACCCCGGGGGCAGGCCGCGGAAGCCTGTTGATTATGACATGGTTGAAAGCTTGGGGCTTATTCATTGTACTGAGGCAGAGGTCGCAGTGTGCTTAGATATGGACCAAGCGCAAGTGAGCCGTCGGCTACAGGATGATAAAGAGTTCTGCATAAGATATAAAAAAGGCATTACTGAGGGGAAGAGAAGCCTACGGCGCAAACAATATGACGTTGCAATGAGCGGGGATCGCACGCTATTGATATGGCTCGGCAAGCAATTGTTAGGCCAGACAGACAAAGAGCGCCACGAGATCACCGGCCTGGATGGTAAGCCAGTGGAGTTTATCGAGGTCGTGAGGCCAAAAGATACAGAGATAAGGGTTATAGATGGGTCGAATAATGATGATTAGGCCAAGGGCTAACTCTTATTTTGCTGGGCGATATAGCCTTTACGGGGATCGCCACGTGGCAATCTGCGCCAGTAACCGCGCTTGGAGAGCTCATCGCGCAAGACCTGATAGATTGGACTAGCGTGGTTCATAGTGCGGATAGCCTCGGCAAGTTGTTTGAGGTCGATATTATTCATATGGATATTATAGGTTAGGCCAGGGGCTAATGTCAACTATTACACCATTAAGAGAAGATGTCGAAGATAGAGGGCGCCATGGTGTGCGCTTGCATATGCACCCCGGCCAGTTGAAGGCTTGGGACAGCGAGAAGAGGATCATCGCTCTATTATGGGGACCGCAATCGGGCAAAACTTCCTTCGGGCCGCACTGGTTACACCGGGAGATAGAGCGCTGCGGTGCCGGTGATTACCTGGCCGTTACCAGCACATATGACCTGTTCAAGCTCAAGATGTTGCCAGAGTTGCGCGATGTATTTGAGGAGTTGCTACAGGTTGGCCGGTACTGGCCCGGTGAGCGGGTTATTGAACTGTCAGAGGATTTAATCCCTGGTAAGTTCTGGGCGAAACACCAAGATGACAAGATGTGGGGTCGCATTATATTGAGGTCGGCTGATGCTAAGCGGGGGCTGGAGTCGGCGACGGCGAAGGCTGCATGGCTGGATGAGGCCGGTATGCAGGAGTTCACACGTGATGCGTGGGATGCGGTGTTCAGGCGCCTATCATTGCAGCGCGGCAGGATATTGATAACAACGACACTGTACTGCTGGCACTGGCTGAAGCTGGAGGTCTATGATGCGTGGAAGGCAGGGGATGGCGATATAGAGGTCTTACAGCTAGATTCTAGGGTTAATCCAGCGTTCCCTATGGAGGAATACGACTTTCAGCGCCGACGCATGCCACAGTGGAAATTTGACCTGTTTTACAGGGGATTATACAGCAGGCCGGCGGGCGTTATATATGACGCATTCGATGATGTGTCATGCAAGATAAAGAGGTTCCCGCTCGATGCTATATGGCCGCGGCATGTGGGGATGGACTTCGGGAATATAGCGACTGCGGCGATGTTCTACGCGCAGGATCCCGTGACAGGGTTTTTCTATGCTTATCGTTCATATATGAAGGGTGGGCTGAGTGTAGCGGAGCACGCAAGTAACCTCAAGGAACTGTCGAGGGGTGAGAACGTAATCAAGCGTGTGGGAGGCGCACCCACTGAGGACGGATGGCGCGAGGCGTTTACTCAGGTTGGGTGGCATATAACGAGGCCGAAGAT